CCGTCCTCGAACGCCGCCTTGTAGCGCGGCATATTTTCGCGGTACCACGACTCCGAGAGCATCACCTGCACGATTCGAGCGCCGTAGCGCTGCGCCGCGGTCTCGGCCAGGTACTGCCCGTTCCCGCGCGCATCCATCGCGCCCGCGGTGAATCGCGGCAGCCGGTCGGCGATATAGAAAAGCACCTGCTCCTGGTTTCGAAACGGGATATTGCGCAGCTCGACGACGAACGGGGTGCGCCGCGTCAGGTCGCTCGCGATTTGCAGCGGCCAGATCACGGTCAAGTCGCCCGAACGCCCGAAATCTTCGCCGAAAAAACTCGCCAGCGATTCGTCCAGCACCGCGATTACCGGCGCGAGATTGTCCTCGCACCATGCCTGCGTCTCCGAGTAGCGCCGCGCTTCCGGCTGTCCCGCAAATTCCGCCGGCATTTCCCAGCGCAGTATCGGGATACCGGCCTTCATCCGCGCCTCGATCAACACCGAGCTCAGGTACGCGCCCGACGACGCGCGCGGGATGCAAAAGAGTTCTTCGCCGACGTTATCGCCATAGTAATCGACGATCTGCTGGCGCCATTCGCGCTGTTTTTCCTCGCTCCATTCGGTTTCGCTCTGTTCGCAGATCTTTCTGTATAGTCCGTCGGCTAGTGCTTCGTCGAAAGTCGTGCGATGAAGTGAGTATGGACGCCGGCCCGCGCGAATCTCACTGAGTAGTTCATTGAAGGGATTGTTGGCGCCGTTGTGAGTCGAAATTATCCGCACCAGTCCGCCCCACATGGTAAACGCGAGCGCCGCTTTCAGCAGCCCGGGCAGGTCTTCATGGAACGCCGCCTCGTCTATAACCGCGCATCCGTCCTTGCCGCGCAGATTCGACGGCCGCGACGACAGCGCCACGATCTTGTGCCCCGACGCGAAGCGGATCCGGTAGGCCAGGATGTCGGCGCGCTCGTCGGCGAGCACGATTTCCTCCACCGCCTCCGCCGCCCGATTGAAGCGCCGCGCCCATCGCGCCGCGGCCTCGACGAACTCCAGCGCCATGTCCTTGTTGTAGCCGATATACCATCCGTCGATTCCGGCCCGGCCTCCGGTGGCCGCGCCGAGCGCGCGATCGGCAGCCTCGGTCCAGGTAATACCTATTCGCCGCGACTTCTCGCTGACCTTGACTTGCGACTGATCGGCCAGCCATCGCCGCTGATATGGAAGTAGTATTGAGAGTGGTTCACTCATTGGGTAATCGCAGGGGCGACCCCTGCACTCTGTGAACTATGTAGCGATGGTGGGGTGCTGAGACGAGTGAATGCGCTCGCATCGCTAAATCTCCATCAAGACCGCTTTGATCTGATCGGCGGCGTCCTTGCTCAGGCCCTTGGTGCGCGCCTCTTCGACCTTCTTCTCGACCGCCGCCACTCCTGCGCGGGCGTGCTCCGCCCACTTGCGATGCTCCGTCTCTGCTCTCGCCAGTCCCGACACGGTGCGCGCCAGCGCCCCGATATTCACCGGCGCGACCGTCGCCCCGCCCTGCCCCGCAGTCCCCTGCTCTTTCTCATTTGAGACCGCGAGCACCTCGAACAGCTGCGTCTGCACCAGCCTCAGCAGCGCGGTCTGTATCTGCGCGTCATCGCCTTTGAACTGCTCGCAGACGATTCGCGCCTGTTCCGTCGCCATCTTGATCGCGTCGAGCCGCCGCTCGAACTTCTGCCCGTATTTGTGGATCGCCGCGTGCGAGATCTCGAACCCATTGTCCCCCAGCCACTTCGACAATTGGCGGCAGCTATGTAGCGTGCCCTCGGTAAGCATCTGGTCGAGTTGTTCTTTCAAATCCGGCGGCAGCTTTTTTATTTTCCACGTCTTGAACGGAATTGGATCGATCGGCACTCGCTTCGGCTTGCCGTCGGGCTCGCTTTTCTTCGCGTTCTTTTTTTTACTCATCGCCGCGCTCATCAGTACTTGCGCGGGCGCGCCACCCCGGCCGGCGACGGGTAGTTGTACTCGACGACGTCAACGCCGCTGGCGGTGAGTTTCGCGAACCAGGTTTCCGCTCCCTCGCCTTCGAGTTCGAGCAGCCCTAAGTCGCGCAAATAGGCAAGCTCGCGGCGGACCGCGTTGAGCGACAGCGAGAGCTTGATGTCGGCGAGCACGCGCCAGATGATCTGCTCCGAGACCGCGATCGGACGTCCCGCGTCGATGACGCGCAGCACCCGCCATCGCGCTTCCTCGCGCCGTTTTTGTTCAAAATCAATTGCGTCCGGCATAAAGCCTTTCCTTTACCTCTCCGATATCTTCGCGCATCTCTTCGCGCATCGCGTCCAGCTTCGCGTCCAGCGTGCCGCTGAACCTGATCCAGTCCTCGCGCCGCACGTACTCCAGCGGCAGATTCACCCGCAGGTCGGTAAGCTGCTTTTCCAGCTCGTCAACGCGGCCCGAGTCGCGCAGATGCTGTTCGTCGCGCCGCTTCAGCAGCCATTGGATCGTGCTCGCATTCACCGCCACAAAGGCGACGAACGCAGCGGTCCATCCTGCGACGTTTCCCCACTCCATTTCTTTCACGCGCTTTGCACGCTTGTGCTCATTTGAAGAATCACCTACGCGGTGGGCGGCAGGGCTTTTTCGGGGGTTGCCGCAAAGCGGAGAACATTCGCCGCGGATGGTTTCGGCGCGGGCCGCAACCACTGAAAAGATCTGCGCAGCGCATCTTTTTCTCACCCGGCTGAGAGCGAAGGGCGCTTCGGCGCACTTCGCGATTATCACTGGGTGCAGGGGTCAGCCCCTGCCGCCCCGCGCGTAGCGGTTTCAAGATTTCGCCGAGGAGGCGCCGCTCGGCGCGGTCACCGGCGCAGGCGCGATTCCCGACGGGCAGTTCGCCAGCGCTGGAATTATAGGGTTGCCGGAAGTGTCCTTGGGTACCGACAGCTGATTGGCCGCGTTGGTCCATTGATTCGCGTAACACCAGGCCTTCTGTCCCTGTTGGGTGGCCGCGGCCATCGTCGAGGTCAGAGTCACCGGCAGATTCGAGAGTGAGAGCGAACCGTCACAGAACTGCACCAGCCATCCGTAATTGGTCTGCGCCTGTCCGTTGCAGAAGTTGGTGATTTCCACGGTAAGCGCGGTCGCGGATGGGACGATGCTCTTGTTGCCGGCCTGGCTCTGCACGGTTGGCGCAGCCAGGCCACCGCCCTGTTGCGCCGCCATCGGCAAACCAAACAGACCGCATCCGGTGGCGAAAGGAATCAGGAACAGGCACAGGCAAAGAAATCCGAGAAACTTGTTGGTCAGTGAACGCATCTTGATCTCTCCTTCTTCAGCGGCTGAATTGCCGCGTGTTTCTTTTTTCACTGCGCTGCCGTCGCAACGGCTCATGGCACGACGACCACGTGTTGCGCCGCCTCGCCGGCGATCGAACCGCCGACGCTGCTGGCGATTCCGGTGGAGGTCGAGACCTCGCCGGAAATCTGCAAGCCGCTGACCGGACCCGGAACCGGATATTTCGCGACGGTGATCGCCACGCCGCCGGTCCAGAAATGCTCCTGCACGAACTCCGTGCAGAAGTTGTCGCCCATCGGATCGCCCCAGCATTTCTGCGCGACTCCGCTGCCGCATCCCGCCATCGCAAGCATCACGATCGCGATCGCCGTGATTGTCTTACTGAGCATCACGCTTCACCGCTCTCCCGTATGCGTCGCGGCAGTAGTCGCGATCGTCGTGAAGAATCTTGAAGCGACGCTGACGCACGAGGTCCTGGTCGAGCGTGAAGCATGCGACGAATCCCGAGCCGGGCGGACATGGCGATAGCTCGCCCACGTCGGGCAATTGCGGCTCCGGATCGAGCGGCGCCAGCGCTTTTTCAGTGAACCTGCAATAAGTCCCGCGCTGTGGATCCATCGCGGGCATCGCAGGCGCGTCGAGATGGATCGTCGGCGCGCACGCCGCCAGCAGGAATGCGGACAGCAGCATCACCGCTACGCGCGGCCCCGCTGATGCGGGGGTAACAGTGATAAGGCCGCACGCCGTTGGCGTGCGCTGTCCTCTGCTCCCCTCAGCCGCTTGAGAGCGAAGGGCGCTTCGGCGCACTTCGCGATTAACCCAAGGTGCAGGGCCGTGCCCTGCCGCCGGAAGCGCGAAACCGGCGGCGGTTTCGCATTTAATTCCCGTGATCCGCATCTACCTTTTTGCCGCTAGTGCGAACATCGCTTCGTGCATCCTCGACGTCGGACTCGGATTGGTCGCTGCTCGCCGGCGGCGGCGCATAAATGTGCGGGAGTTGCCCGACGAACGTCGCGACTCCGACGCCCGCCGCCGCGATCCAGTCGTGCTTGAACTGATAGGTGCCGCCGGCCGCCGCGATCGTGCCGCCGAACAAAATCATGAGCTGCAGTGCGGAGCATTTGCGCAGGTCGCCGAGCCGCGACATCAACGTGCCGAGGTTTTCAATTAATTCCATCATCTTTGGGTTTCCTCGCGTTCACGCGTACGCACGGATCAGCCATCCTTTGATGAACTGGTTTTCGTGTTCGTGGTTTTCCTGATTCGCTTTCGCAGCGACGAGCCGGTAATGCGCCGCCAGCTCGGAGCGCAACGCCGCCATCAGCGCGG